GTTGGTCATAATATTGATCAGGTAACACGCCGTTGTATTTGGCGTGAGAATTAGCAGCTGCACTTGCGTGGGCTGGGGTGGATAATGCGGTGATGAGGGCTAGTGCCATGATTCTCTTAATCAACCATTTCAACTTCTGTAATCGAAGCAAACGTCATCCATGGAGCCTGCCTTGTGGCGACTGTGACCTTGACGATTTCTTCTGTTGCCGAATCTGTGAAGATTTGGACGAGGGTTAGTTTGTCCTTAGACCATAACGGCATATATCCCCATGAGGGAAGCATCACTTGCGCCACCAGCGGTTGACGACCTTGAAATATGCCCATGAAAGGCACCAGCCGAATAACACGGCAATAAACATTTGTTCGTGGGTGTAGGTCTTCATGCCCAGCCCCTGACCATGTCAAGACCTGACTGGGTAACGGCACACACAATGCCCTGAGAGCCACTTGAGAGCGTCCTACGGATGCCTAAGTCGTGGATAAGGCCAGCGGTGCGGAGGTCTGAGCATCGCTTCCAGTAGCCCTTAATTTCATGACCTTGGGCTGAAGCGCGAGATGCAGCTTCTTCGTCTGTGAGGCCCAGTGTGGCATCTGCGTAGATGGCTAGGAGGATGGCGCGGTGACTGCCAACTTTCATGGGGGTCACTTGCCGTGAGGTTTCAGGGTCTGAATTCCTAAACAGTGGTAAGTCGAAAATGATTTTCTGCATTATGTGTTTCCTTTGGTGATGCCCTTTGAGTGGCTGGATGTGACTTTACACAATTTGAGAAAGCGGTGGTGGATACCCCAATGGAAACAAAGGCACCCACCACCTAGTCCCAGCCCGCTCAAACAAGCTGGGAATCCTTTATGGCTTAGGTAAGGCGCGCCATGCAGCTTCGAGAGCCACAGCATCTTCAGCGTGGCCACCATTGGATTGCGGTGCAAGTTCCACGTGAATCCAGCGTCCGTTTTTTGAACCACCGTTATCGGAATCGGTCCACTTTTTCCAGCCGGGCTTTCCGTTTCGGTTGCATCTCCAGCCTTGCCACGTTCCGTTGATTAGACCGCCATAGTCATGGACTTCTTCAATGCCCAGTTCCTTGTAATACTTGACAAACCATTGCATGGCCTGCACAGCTGCAGCGCGTCCTTCTTTGGTGTCGGGGAAACCAATATCTGCAGCTCTTGATGTGCTGTGGACGCTCATGCCCTGACCCGACCTCATCTCTCTGACCACTAGCGTCCCAAGATTTGTGAATGACCATCTCCGCGCACACAGCTCTACGAACTTTTCAGTGCCTGCCATCTTTGCCGTGGCTGTCTTGTCATAGCCCGTGTATTTCATAGTGGTGGGTCTTTGGGTTTGTCTTTGAGGCCGTTGCCAGCAAGCAAGCCAATGAGTCCACCCGAAAGGGTGAGGAGCATTGAAGACAGGATGTTGATTTGTTGCGCGTCCAGCTCTGCCATTTTCTCAGGCTGGGTCACAAATAGCAGGCCGTACAAGATTGTGAACACTGAACCCACGAAGGAAAGCGTCAAGCCAAGGGCAACGACCATAACGATGCGCGCCTTAATTTCTTCATTGCTGTGTCTGTTGTCGGGTTTCATCGGCATTTGCCTCCTGTGCCGTATCGGGGAGCTGTTGTTGTCTCTGGAATTGAAGATGCGGTGACGCTCGAAAGTGCTTTGTTTTTGGTTGGTGGGCAGTTAAGACGTTCACGATCAGCGCAAGCGGTCAGCGACCCCAAAAAGACCAATAGAATTAGGCTTTTACGCATTATGCAGGGCCGACGTCTTCAATGATAATTTGTGCGGGTTGCGTTGCTGAGCGTTGTGCGGTGCCGTTAGTACCGACGACCAATTGCAAAGTTCCCGTGATGGTTACTGAACCAGCGGTGAAAGTTTTGACGACAAACGATACTGCGTTGCTTTCATAAGCAGCCGACAAAGTTACATACGTATTTTGCAAAGTTGTTGCCCCGTTTTTGATTCTCATGTATGCAACGCCAGATAATGCCCCGTAAAGAACTGGCTCAACGTATGTGATTCGGTAATAACGGTTGGCAACTGCCGTGAAAGTCGAAGCGGTGATTTCTACTTCTTCTGTTGTAAAAGTGTCGTTTGCCGTGACAGACGCGATTGCAACAATGCCCCACGGCAAGGCGTTCATCTGTGCAGCAGTGAGGATTGCTCCTGAAACGAATGTTGTATTTGGTGCTATTGCCATGTTTTGTCTCCTTTAGAAACTGAGAAGGTTGTTATTGAGCGTTCCGAAGATTGCATCGTTGAGGGTTAGGTATTGGTTGCTGTCCGTACTTTCAAAGGTGTACGAAATGACGTGGTTGCCGGGTGTGATTGTATGGTTGACTCCCGAAACAATCAAGGTTTGACTGTCGCTTGACGGTGTCCCAGTAACAAAGTTTTTGATCACTGTGCAGATGCTGGTGAGGTCAAGACTGAGTGCAATGTTTTGTTGGGCCGTGGTCATTCCTGACAGTTGGCTTTGTAATCCGTTGAACCGCAAAATGGGGTTTTGATATCGACCCAAAAGGTAAGACCCAAGAGCTGCCACTTCTGTTGTGGTGCTATTGAGAAGGCTTAGAAGGCTGTAAGTCTGCGCCTGATATTGCGCAATAGACGAAGCATTGCTGGTCGTTTGCACCGCGCCCGCTTCGGATTGTGTGCTGATGATGTTGTAAAGCAGCTCATCGCCGTACTGGTTCATGAGACTATTGAAAGGTAATCCTGTGCCATCGCCGTTGAATGTGGCTCCTGATACTGGGTTGAGAACGCTGGACCTGCCCTTAAAAGTGAGGGTTCCGTTTGCACTCATGAACAAGTAGCCCTGCTCGGAAGTGTTGATTTGCTGAAGATAGTTGAGGCAATTTGTGTCTTGGTCAATTGCAAAGGCACCAAGGGTGGAAGAACCAGTGTCAATGGAACGTGCGCCTTGGTAGTTGATTTCGGTGTAATTCAGCACAGTGTTAATTCGCGCGCCAGTGGTTTCTGCTGATGGAGTGATGGCGTTTATTTGCTGATTAGAAAGAACGGTGAAATTGTCTGCGCATTGAACGGTGGCTGTGTCGTTAAAGCCCAAGTCATAGTTGATGTCCCAGTCTGTGACTAGACCTGTGTAGATGGGGATGCCGTTGGCAAGAATCTGGACTGGCAATCGCGGAACAATCCCTGTTTGTTGTGTGGTTCCGCCTATCCAGTAGGGCGATGATTGGTTCAACGGGTCAAATGTCCGGGTCTTATTCCAAAGATTGATTTGCGCGGTGCCACAGTTGAACTCATCAAGTTGACGTGAACGACCACGAGTGATTGAAACCGATTGCACGAACTCCGTGACATCAGCTAATTGAATACCACCCAAAGTTCCACGACCAGCGGTGTCGAGAACACCATAGAAAGCGTCATTAAGCTGAAATGGTTGACCGAACCCTGTGGTCGTTTGAAAACCAATTAGGACTTGAAGCTGTGGCTGGGTCATACGGACACGAAAACCTGACCCGATAGTCGTTCCGCGCTCTTAATGGCTTCGATGATGTCGCGCCCGACTTGGGCAGGGTTGCTGATAAGGCCAGCGTTGACTGTGATTTGATAGTTCTTCGCTTGGTCAAGTGCTGTTTGTCCTGCAGCTACATTGCCACCAAAGAAAGCACCGCCTGCAGCTAGTCCAAGGTTTGCAGCTGTGGATGAAAGCCCGGCAAGGCTTGAGACAAAGTCGCCAAGGTTCATGCCAGAGACGTTGTCAATGATGTCTTGCGTGACTTGACGGCCCGCAACGGGACCAAGGTTAATTAGTTGAGCAAGGCCGTCTTTGCTCAGACCGCTTTGGACAAGTCGTTGAAGGTTTGCAGCAAAGACTTTCGCGTCTGCAATTTGCTGTTGAAAGACCTGTGAATAGTTTGAAGAAGCGCGCACAGCCTGCGCTGATGACACGTTCTTTTCAGCATCAGCAACTTTCTGAAGTGCCTCTGCATATCGTTCCGCATCTTCTGTGGGGTTCAATCTCGCAAGGTCGGCGTAAGCGTCTTTTCGCTCTTTAAGTGCATCGGTCACTTCTTTGTCTGCATCAGTTTGAGTTTTGAAAGCGTCAGCAAGTGAAACAAAACCGCTAATGGAATCGGCAGTGGAGTTGGCAAAGTCGTTCAGTTGGTCTTTGGCATCTTGAAGACTTGAAGCAACAGCGTCAACAGCGGTCACAACTCGATCACGCAAAGTGTCAGCGTGTTCCTTTGCTACCTTGCGCGCCTCTGCTTGTTTCTTGCGTAGTGCCTCAAGTTCCTTTGCGCTCTTTTTCAGGGTCTCTTGGTACCTGTTTGAGAGCAACTGGTCCATGTCGCGAAACTCAGCTGCAGTGTAGAAAGTGGTACTGCCCACCTGCTCTGTTTCACCAGCGACAGTGTGAAGAAGCCCGGCAAGGGACTTCAGGCCTCTAATTAATCCGCCAGCAGGGGTGACATATAAAAACAATTTGCCGAACGCATCAACGTATTTGTTTGTTTCCCCAGTTGCTCTTTCGGTGGCAGAAGGAATGACATTGTTCAAGATTTTGGCAAAGTCGTTGACAGCTGGAGACAGTTGTGAACCAACCAGTTCATACAGGTTGTCAACGGTAATTGACAGTTGAGCCATACCGCCAGCAGAAGAAGCAGCTGCAGCTTCGGATGCACCCTTGAAACTGGTTGCCAGTTGTCGTTGAATGGTGTCAAAGTCTTTGGTGGCAACAGCGTTGGCATCAAGGGAAACACCAAGACGTGTAAGCGCGCCCACATTGCCCGTCTGAGCCTTAGCCAAAGCAAGAGAAACTGTTTCAAGGTCTTTGCCTGTGCCTGCGGAAATGTCCAATGCAAGGTTGAGCAGACTCTGGGCTTGGTCTAGGTCTTTTGTGGCTCTGACCAAAGTGGTCAAACTTGGACGAAGTTTGTCGTCCGACACAGCAGAAACAGATTCCATTTTGGCTATCTGTTTTTCCATCCCAGCGACTTGAAGGTCAGTTGCGCCTGTGGAGTTTTGAACCGCAATCTTTAACTGATTCTGAGCAAGTTCGTCTTCATTGAACGCTGTAACGGCTTTCCCGAGTTGCTGGACCAATGCACCAGCGGACACAGCTGCACCCAACTGGGAGCTAATAAGGCCCTTTAGAGAGAACTGTGCGCCCTTGACACCCTTGTCGTTGTAGGTGGTGACGATGGGAAGCGTTACTGCAGCCATTTGGTTATCTCACTTCTCTGTTCACGCGCAAGATTACATCCTGCACAATGCCATGAACGGTTGCCGTCAAATGCGGAAGGTGTTCTTCTCCACCGGGCCACATATATCGTGAAGGACCTTTGCGTCCTCTGCGCTCACCAGAGCGATGCGGAATGTCTTCAGCGTCAAGGTTGTCAATGAATGGTGAACTGCCACCGCGCGCACCAGCTGTGTCGTAGATAGCACCAGCAGGGTTGTTCTGAATGATGCTGAACATGGAATAAGCAGTGTTGCCCATTCGGGCTTTGCGCTTTGGGCCACCAAGTTTGAAACGTATGCCTCTAAGGATGAGTTGTTTGTTCCACGCGGTTGCTCCGCCACGGCCCTTAATCAGTTCGCCCTTGGTAATGCGCGAATCCCCGCCAGATGAGTTGAACGGGGTGATGTCAGAGTCAATGAACTTGAGATAATCCTTGATGGATTTGATCGTTGGTGCAGCTTCTTTTCGAATCTGCTTATTCATCTCTTTAACATAATCAGGTTCAAGTTTCTTGAGACGCTTCAGCGTTTCGTCGAGACCCTTGATTTTCATATCTGATTGAATGTTTGCCATTACTTGTGTCTGTCTTGGAGGGCTTGGCTGAGAGTACTGACAAGTGTTATCGGCATATCCTTCAGGTCTTGCCATGGAATCCCCGAAAGGATTAGTCCGGCAACGACTCCGTGGATGCCGTCTCGCCAAAAGGGATGCGTTCAACCCTGTACGAAACGCCTTTCACTTCTGAACGGTACTTCTCAATGTTGCTGACGTGGCCTATCTGTTTCATGGACAAGTAACTGAGTGTTACTAGGTATTCCATGGAAAGGTTTTCGTCAACAGCTTTAATGATTGAAACGGTGTGGAGCTTCTCAAATTCTAAGAGGCTTGCTACCGATAGGGCGATTTCATGTTCGCTCCCATCGACCAGCACAGTGGCGATGTGGAGTTCAAACATTAGACTATTGGAGCTGTGTAAAGGCCACCATTAAAGGTGATTGCACCGACAGTGGCAAGGTCGCCCACAGCGCCTGTCACGGGTCGGTACTCGGACATCAGAGTCGAACTTAGTGTAAAATTCGGATTCGTCGCACCGGGTGCAGCTGAAGTTGGCTTGACAACGAGAGTGGTTTGAACACCGACAAGCGCTGTCAAAGTTGCGTGAACTTTTGAGGTTGCAAAGTCTTGGTTGAACGAGATTGTTGCGGTGTTGTTCTGGATTCCACCCGTAAAGGTGTGACCGTTGGTTGAAGTGCTGGACATACTGGTTGACTCAACGCTGTCCACCGCCTGTACAAATTCCACGTTTGTGACGTATGCGGTTAGGTCAATTGCGTTCACAGTTACTTGAACATCTTTGTTTACGAAAATAGCCATGACTATTCTGCCTCTGCTTTCTTGGTTTGTTTGTATTCGATATGACCCGCACTGATGAGGGCCTCAATCGATGAGCCTTGCAGCTCATCATCGGTGATTGTGTCGCCAAGCGATTTGCCTGCAACAAGTTCTGATGTGACTTTGTAACTAGCCATGTGTTCCTTATGGGTATGCGACCCACGGCACCGTGATGGTGTACGCGGGAAGTTCTTGGTTGCCCACAGAATAAACCGTGGGAGTTGCGTCTGTTGCTGATGTTGCGTCAATGACCATGTCCATCGTGTCTAGAAGCGCAATGAGCGCGTCCAAGTTGCCCGGTGGGGGCATCAACACATTGACAGGGAAAGAAAGTAACAACTGGTTGGTGGTTGAACGGGTCACTTGTGGCGGGTCAATGATCACGGAAAGCGGGCGAGCGTTGCGGGAGTCTGAGACAACAACAACGCCAGCATTTTCGAGCGTTGAAACCAGCCGAAGGCGGGCATCATTTGTACGGCCCATTATGCGACCTGCGCTCGGTTACAACCCCAGAGTCTGAGAATGTCACCCATGGCAACAGGGTTGTTTCCTGATGCCAGAGTTTCATAGGACTGGAATGAGTCACCGCCAGCAGAACCGCGCGAGCGATACAACTGAGCTGCCATCATTGTCGTACCCAATTTCACGTCAGCACTTGGTGCCGTAGCAAGCACATCAGAAAAATATCCTGCAGCGCGCCTTCTACGGAACGCAAGCGCGTTGGCTGCATCTGTGCATACAGTAACGAAAGCGGTGTCATTTGCCGTTGCGGGCGATACCCCCAAGAATGACAGGACCGAACTGTTGTCGGTCCAAGTGCAAACATTGGTGTATGTGATTGTCGCCGTGTTGGGAGCAACGTCGCGTTGAACGTCACTGCCAGCGTCAAAGTAGATGACTTGATTTTCGCGGAAAACATTCCAGTCAAATTCGAAGTCACCCTCTGGGCCTAGACCTGTGAATTCGTAAGGTTCGGTGGAGACAACTGTGAAGTTGCCGTCCATGCCATCGCCCACATTCGCGACTGTTATCGCCTGCCCCATGAGAATCTCATTTGGTAGGAAGGTTTGCAAAACGACAACACCATCTAGGCGTTCGCGAAATGCAATCGATAAAACAGTCACGGCAGTGAATCCACTAGTTCGTCTTTATCAGACGAATGCAGCCTTGATTGTGAGTGTTGGGTCAATGACCTTTGATGCCCAGTACCCTCTGAACGCAATTTGACGCGAGAGCTGAGAAGGCATTTCCACGGAAATTGCGCCCTTGGCCATTTCATACGACTCAAGCGCACGAGGGTCAAGGATTGTCATGCCAGCTGAAGTCAAGTTGCGGTCAACAACAACGCGAAGCCCGAACGCAAATGCGCCCATTGTGCTAGCTGCATTGAGTGAACCGAAAGCGTTCATTGGGCCAACCTGTGGGAACAGCGGGCGGTCAGCGGTGTCGCTGAGTGAACCCATCAACTTCCAGACGTTTGGTGACACAGCAAGGATTGAGGGAAGGTTTCCGTTTGACCCGGTGAGGATGTCTGCAGCTGCGGTGTACATCCACTCAACCCAGTAAGCAGGGTCTGCGATTGATGCGTTTGCAAAGTTGTTGCTGTTGGTTGTACCAGTCTGCAATTCTGAACAAGCAAGAAGGTCGGTGCGGTCCGCATAAACGCGAGCCATGTCGTCCAACAAAGCGCCGAGAACTTCTGGCTGTGACCAGTCAAGTGCAGCTTCTGAAATTTCAACGTATCCACCTTGGATTGTCTTGGTGATTTGAACGTCATCAATTTGGAAAGCAGATGCTGTGATGGTTGTGTTCTGTACGGCTGTACCAATGCTGTTGTGGACATTCACTACTGGGCGAATGAAGATTGAACCACCTTGGGGCATTTGGCGAAGAGTTGTGGCATCCACCAGAGGCCTAGAGCCTACAAACGAGTTGAAAATCGGCTGAACAATTGGGGTCGGGATGACTCCGGGAATATCTGGCGTTGTGACATCTGGTGCAGCTGCACGAATGTTTTCGTTCAACTGTGCGAAGTCGTGACCACCACGAATGAATGATGCGATGTATTCAGAAGCTGACGGAAGTTTGAACTCGCGCTTTGGTCCTGCATAAATAACTTGGGTAGGGACAGCAGCCTCAACTGTGTCTGGGGTTTCTTGTGTTGCCACTTCTGGTTCCTCCTCGGAATCTGTTGGGGTGGGGTCTTGGGTTTCAGGGGCTTCAGCTGCAACTGCAACTTTGGCACCTTCGAAGGCTCCGAACGGAAGCAATGAAAGCTCCGTCCAGTTGCCTGCCTTCACGATCATTGTGCTTCCTTCAAAGCTGTAATCGGTGGGTTCTACACCAACGGACACTGAATCATAAAACTGACCGGGGCCAGCCTGAAGGAGCGTCTCATTTGCGAGATTGGTGTCATATAGCGATGCCGAAAATAGCATCGCGTCTGGTGTTGAAACACGTTCGCTGACCATGCCAAGTGGCTTGGTCATGTCGTGTCCAAGAATGAATTTTGGATTTGGGCCGTCAACAGGAAGTGAACCAGCAAGGAACTTCACGCGCTGGCCTCCTGAAACTACGGCCTCAACATTCCATGGGATTGCAACACCTTCAACAACGCGCCGTGGCTCACCGTCTGGGCCTGCAGCGTTAATGCTGAAAAGTTCTGCTTGCAGTTCTATTTTCAAGATGTACTCATTTCTGT